AAACGATTCCCTTGGCGGAATGGTCGCTGCCTTCCTCGACGCGATCAACCCCGCCAAAGTCGCCCACGCCCGTGTAACTGTTGCCGCCCCACGAAAGGGTGCCGTAGCCGGACCACGCCCGCACCGCACCGCTTGGAAAGTCGGCATAGAAAAGCAGGATCGGCGTTACGGACGCGCCGGAAATGTGGTTTTTAAACGCGGTTGTGAGCGAGCGAGCCATGCCTTAAAGCGCCTCGACAAACTGCACGGTCAGTCCGGCAACGAGGTTATCCACAGAAACCGCCCACGGAATTGGCGCAGAAAGCCGCCACAGGCCGAACGGATTGCGCGTGTAGATCGCCTCGTTGTCTGCCGGCGAGGACCGCAGGCGCGGCCAGAGGGTCAAAGTCGTCTCATCCGACGTTGTTTTTGCGGCACTCGTAGTCGGGTTGTACGGGATTAGTGTCGTGCCAAGTGACAACTGAGCTTCGCAAATCAAGATGTCTAGCGATTGCGTGGAGCCTTCTATGGGGTGCGACCACACGCGCGCATAGTCGGTCGTAAAAGCATCCGCTGCCGAGGAAACCGAAAACCGCCGCCACTCTGTCGTCACGGTCTTGTTTTCCGATACGTGACCGGCTACCATTGTAACCGTCTGCGTTGCGCCCGTATTGGATTTCATCCAGATCGCACCGCATGAATCGTGCGGATTTGACAGGCCGGAAACGCTCTGCTCGATTCCGGAATAATCGCTTGCGCCAGAACCGCCAGCGTTCGCCTGAAGCCGAAACGCCGCCTGCCCGCTCGGCCCAAAATACCCAGCCGTTACAACCGGGGCGGAACCCGTGCCGGAATATAGCGCCTTTGACCACGCCGCATTTGTGAACAGGTTCGAGTAGGTCAGCAGGTTCGTGCCAGTGTTGGCGTCGTTCATCACCTGATAAAGTCGCGCCGATGACCCTAGGCCGATTTGCACCCAGTCGCCGCGCTTCAACGCCTCAATGTTCGCGGTCCATCCGTCCGTGATCAGGTCATAGCCGGTCTGCGATGCGCCCTTGACCACAGGCGTACCCGTGGCGGTTCCGCGCGGGGTCGCCCACGCCGGATCGCCAAAGCAGAACGTGCCCTCTGCGCCGTTGAGCGAGGTCAGCGCAGCCACCCACGGCGCCGCCTCGGCGCGCGACATTGGCGGCAGTTCAAACTCGCCGGTCCACATCTGCCCTTGGTGCGCGTAGGTCTGCTGCTGGAACGTAAACGGTGAGGCGTAGATACCAACGGCGCTGCGCGGCTGAATGCTGATGCGCCGGAAACCGGGAGAAACGGGCAAGCCGATTGGGTAGGAGACGGCCATGATGGGTTAGGCGTAAGCGGCGCGGCCTGCGCTACGGGCGCGCATGTCTTGGATCGCGGCAATCGTGCTGCGCTTGGTGGCCTCAAGGGCGGGCATTAGCTCGGCGCGGGACACGCCCGCCGCGATGTTGTAAACGAAGTTAAAAGAGCTTCCCCCGGCGGATGAGCCTTGGTTAAGGTTATGGTTTGGTATGATGCTCCCTGCGGAGGAAGGTGTGAAAAGCTCGGGACCGTTTTCGCCCACGAGGTAGGTGGTCCCGGCTGACACGGCACCGCCAACTGCTTTGCCGCCGCCAAAAAAGCCCTTGAGGCTTCCGGTAATCCCGGCGGCAATCGGCTCGGTGATCATGTTGCGGATCATTATCCGCAGGATGTCCTTGGCTAGCCCGCGCAGTACGTCGGAGAGCTTGCCGCCCTCAAGGATCGCGTCCTCGAAAGACGAGGCAAAGGCCCAGCCAAGCTCGTGCGCCGCCTTGCTGGCCTCCTTTGCGTCACGAGTGATCGTCTTGATCCGTGATGCGCTCTCCCTGTCCATGTCGCCAAAGAAGTCTGAAAGCGCAGAATTTACCCGCGCCTCTCGCGTCATAAGCTCCTGTATTCGTGCCGCGCTCGCGCGATCCATGTCGCCGAAGAATCCGTCAAGCTCAGTGTTAACCATGTCGCCCTGAATGCGCTTTTGGTTGGCCTTATATTCCTCTCTGGAAATGCGCCCCTTGATCCGCTCCAATTCCTCAAGCTCCTTCCGGTAGGTGCGCAGCGGATCGGCCGCCATGCGGAAAACCTCTGCGGATTTCTCATCGGCCTGGTTAAGCTCGACCGTCGCCTTCGTGAGCCTTGAGCGATTTTCCCTTGCCGCGCTTTCAATCGCCAAACGCTGCTTGATGATCTCGCCGCCCTTCGCCGCGCCCGCATCGGTCACGCGCTTAAACTCGGCTTGCGTCAACTTATCGACCTGCTTTTCGGTGGCGACAAGTTCCAGGCGCACCTTCGCCGCCGCCTGCTGGGCCGCGTCGGCCCGCTCCTGCATCATCTGGTAAAAGTCGCGCGCGCCAATGCCTGTCTCTCCGAACTTTTCGTCCCCGTAGGACATGATGCGCGTGCCGAAGTTGTTGGCATTGCCGGTTCCGTTTGGATCAACAAACGAAAGGGCCGACATTGCCTTGCTGCGCTCGTTTTCCAGCTTGCGAAGCTGGTCGGTCAGGATCGCAACGTCGGCCTTGCGCTGCGCAATCTGCCCCTCGGGCATCATCATCTCGATGACGTTTTCCCGCTTAGCCGCACTAACCGCGCGCATCGAGTCGGCGATGCTCTTGGCCTTTTCGTCGAGCGTCTTTGCGTATTCGCCCGACTCCTTCCACGCGGCCACAAACTTCTCCATCACCGAGTTAAGCACGCCAAACCCGGTGCCGACACCAAAGCCCGACAGGATGCTCTTGGCGAAGTTCACACCCCTGAACTGCTGCATCAAGGAGTCGCTTTCGCGGGCGGTCTGCTTGATGTTCTTTTGAACACTGGCAAACGCGGCCCGCGTGTTGTCGACGGCATTTAGACTGATGACAGCTTGGGCCATTTACTTCTTTGTTCTGGCGATCCGGTTCTGGTGCGTGATGTAGGCGATCCAACCGTCTTTTTCCGCCTCGGGCATTTGCAGGATTTCGGTCACGGTCTTGCCTAGTCGGTCGGCGAGGGAGTAAACGAAAAGCAGGTCCGCTCCCTCATCGGACGCTAGGAGTTTTTTAGTTCATCGACCGTGGGGGGCGGCTTGCTCCCGCCAGACATGATCTCATAGGCCAAGCGGATGACCACGGCAGAGTCGGCGCGCTGCATCAGCGTGGCCTTGTCCGCAAGCGTAAAGAGCGGTTTCCCGTCTGCGTCCTTGGCTTTGGTGATCAGCACCTTGACCAAAACCTCGTAGTCGTCGTCGCCCTTGGCCCCGGCGTAAATGCGGGTCCGCTCGGCAATCGTGACCGGGGTGACGTAAACGTCCAACTGCCATTCCGGCACGGCAATCTTGCGCGTGCCGATGGCATCGAAGTGAGCGGTAATCCTAGCCAGCGCCTCGTTCATGGGTCGGCGTTGGTTCGGGTTAGACCGTCAGGCTGGAAAGCGCGCCGACGCCTTGGAATGAGAACGTCGCCTCAACCATGCTGTCGTGGCGGGCGGTCACATCAAAGGCAGTCACGAGCGCGGAGCCACTGAAGTACGAGGAAGACGACGCGATGCCCTCGGGGTAGAGGTTGACGGTCACGGTCGCGCCGATGGTCAGCGCAATCTGGCCGGCATCAGCCTCATCCCAGAACAGGTCGCCGCTGCCCTGCCAGCTTTTCAGCGTGGTCTTGTGCGTGGTCCATTCGTCGCCGATTACGGTGTCTTCGGTCGTGGCGGCAGACTGGCCGAGGGAATAGCCGCGAATCTCCGCGACGGTGGTGGTGCTGATCTTCAGCACGCCTTCTTTGCCGAGGTGGTTAGCCATGTGGAAAGTGAGTTAAGGTTCGGTTGAGAAATACTTGACGGTGAACGTGAGGCGGGCGCAGCCGAATGGTTCGGCCTCGTCGCCCTCGTATAAGTATTCGGTACTCGTCAAAAGAATGTCCTGCCGCGCAACGCCAACGAGTCCGGTGCCGCCGCAGACCGCCGCCTTGATTGCATCGCAAGCGGTGTCGAACGTGTCCTCAAGCGTGGCGCTTGACGCGGCGCGGTTCCAGTAATCGACCGCTACGTCCATCGTGCGCAACTCGTTCCGGCTGCGCGTCAGGGTGTTGGTTTCGGAGCTTTCCCGCTGCATCCAGACGTAAACCACGGGCATTGTGGCCCCGGTCGGCTCATTGTACCGACCCTTGTAAACGCGGGTGCTGGCAATGCTCGTGTCCGCTTTGATTGCGGTGACGATGGCATCCTTGATCGTGGTTCTGGTCGGTGTTGGCATGGGCTAACTCCTTTTGGGGATTCGTACAAAACCGAGGTTTGTCGCCTTGCCGTCGAGCACCCGCTGCAACTTCACCGCAGTCATCTTTTCGCGGAATTTGACGGCGTTATCCACCATGCGCTGATAGCCGGGAATCTTGATGTTATAGCCGATGCCGAAAACGTAGGCATTCGGGCGGTCCAGGTTCACGCGCGAGTAGCCCGCCTGACTGCGGTGCCGGTTAATCCAGCTTGGAACCGCCCCGCCAACATCGCTCATTAACGCAGCAAACCCCGCCTTGGTCCATCCGACGCGCGACTGCAACCAGCGCAAATAGGAGTTTGCCACGGAGTCTTTGACCCACATTTGGTCCTGAACCTTCCATCGCCCGATTTGGCTTTGAGAGATATACCAAGTCCGGCCTGTTTTTGGGTCCTGATAGCGCTTGTGGTGGGCCTCCATGTCTCCGCGCGATGCGTTTGGCTTCCAGAACTTGCGCATGATGCGAATTGTCTTTGACTGCTCCCAGCCAAGGTGGACGCCGACCGTTTCGGTTGCGCCGTTGCGTGGCGGAACCTGCGTTGAATTTCCGATGCGCTGAAACAGACCCACGGACCCGTAGCGCCCGCCGCCTTTTTTCTTTCCGCCAAACAAATCCTGACTGATGGCCCCGCGCCCCTGAGCGTTCGTCGCGGGCGGGGTGTTGTCCCATAGGCTCTTGATCAGCAGCTTGGTTTCCTCGCGGAAAACCTGCCCCGGCGCTACCCGCGCGGCTGCGGCAAGTTCATTCAGCTTTCCCTCAAGCAAACTCGTGTCAATTTTTGCGCTCAGTTGCACGGTCAGATCACCCGCTTGACATCAAACTCGATGCCCACGCCCTCGGCATCGGCGCGCACGGACTCGACAACGTAGGTCACGCCAGAGCGCACGAGGGTCTGCCGCAGGGTCGGCGTCACGGAAAGCTCCGTTGCTGTGGTGAAGATCGTGAACCTGCGCTCGTCGCGCAGTTGGTCGTTCATGTCGGCAAAGGCGTTCTGCCGCTCGGCCCATACGCCCGAAAACGT